TACAAAGGTTGCAGCAGAAGCAGCACTCAGAGTGTCAGGAGACTCAGCCTCAGTAGCCACCGCAGCAGCAGATGCTACATCTAAGGCTAACGCAGCACAAGCAGCCGCTATCTCAGCAGCAGCATCAGACGCTACAACTAAGGCCAACGCAGCTCAAGCAGCAGCAGAAGCAACAGCATCAGCAGACGCTACTACTAAGGTCGCCGCAGAAGCAGCACTCAGAGTAGCGGCAGATACAGCAGCAATTGCAACCGCAGCAGCAGATGCTACATCTAAGGCTAACGCAGCTCAAGCAGCAGCAGAAGCCACCGCAGCGACAGCTAACACAGCACAGCAAAATGGAACTACAGCATTCACAGCAATTAATTACAACTCTGTTGCTAAGCAAGTTGCAGCAACAACTGGAAATATTGCAGTGGCAGCAGAAACAACAGCCATTGCGTGGACAGCAGCAGATTACAGAAGCGCTAAGTTTGTAGTTAAGGTAAAAAATGGTGTACATACTCAGGTTTCAGATCTAGTAGTAACACTTGATACTGCAAACAATGTAGCAGTTTCTGAATATGGAATTACATTTTCAAACGGAACAGAATTAGCTGCAGTAACAGCAGATTATTCTGGAACAGATGTAAGAATTAGAGTAACACCAGCAAATGCCAACACTGAAGTTGTCGTTGTTGGAACATTAATCAAATAATTAAATAACAAGGTTATGGGGTTCCTTTTAAAAACCCCAAAAAAACAATTAGGGGATATGTGAACTTAAATGTCTACAAATGATAAAGATTTTATTATTAATGACGGCTTGCTTGTAAATGGAACTGCTACACTAAGTTCTGGTATGACAATTAACAATACCCCTATATCAATCAATGATCAAACTAATAGACTTCAAGCCTATGTAGATGGTGTATGGCTTGAAATGGCTCTTATGTCTGATATTATTCCAGCAGATATATCAACAATGAATTTAAATATAGAATATAATGGCGGAAACTAATGACTACAAATAATAAAGATTTTAAAGTAAAAAATGGATTACAGGTATCTGGTCCTGCCGTATTTTCATCAGATGTTGTTTTAGGAACAACTCCGCTAGCATTTGATGCTACAACAAATAGATTAAAAATTCAAGTAAATAATGAATGGGTATCAATAGCAACATTAGCAGATGCTGATGTGCTAACGTTTGAAGATATTGGAGTATCTGTTGATTATGATGGATCTGCAACTTATATAATTCAGGGAAATGGAGTTTCACCTTCAGAAACCAGTAAATTTGTAGATGGTGGAAATGTTAGCACAACAGATGTGAGATATATATTTGACTCTGGAGTTCTTCAGTAATTTGAACAAAATAAATGATATAATAGCAAATATAGCAGTAAAAGGGGTAATAAAATGTCAACAGTAAGAATTCAAGTAAGAAGAGGAACCGCTTCACAATGGACCTCAGTAAATCCAACTCTAGAAGCTGGAGAAATAGGTCTTGAGACAGACACCAACAAAATTAAATTTGGTACTGGATCTACAGCATGGACAGCACTTGGCTATTTAAGCGTAGGTGATATTCCAGAAATTGCAATGGATACTATCAACACAGCACTATCACTAGGTTCTGGTTTAACAAAATCTTACAACGATGCAACCGATACTATAAGCATATCTTTAGATACAGCAGTAGTTGCTACATTATCTGGCACACAAACACTTACCAACAAGACACTCACATCTCCAGTAATAAATACCCCTACTGGAATTACAAAGTCTGATGTTGGTCTTGCAAATGTTAACAACACATCAGATGCAAGCAAGCCAGTTTCAACAGCAGCTCAAACTGCACTTGACCTTAAGGCTCCACTTGCCTCACCAGCACTTACTGGTGTTCCAACAGCCCCTACTGCAGCAGCAGCAACAAATACAACACAGGTTGCAACTACAGCATTTGTTAGAGGAGAAGTAACCGCTCTTGTAAATGGAGCATCTGCTGCTCTAGATACTTTAGGAGAATTAGCAGCAGCGCTAACTGCTGATGAAGCAACTGCTGCAACTCTTTCTACATTAGTAGGAACAAAAGCACCAATTGCTTCACCAACATTTACAGGTACTGTATCAGGCATTACCAAGTCAATGGTCGGTCTAGGTTCTGTAGATAACACTGCAGATACTGCTAAGCCAGTATCCACTGCACAGCAAACAGCACTTGATCTTAAGGCTAATCTTGCTTCACCTACCTTTACAGGTACTGTAGCGGGTATTACAAAAACAATGGTAGGCTTGGGATCTGTTGATAATACAGCAGATACAGCAAAGCCTGTTTCTACTGCCACACAAACAGCATTAGATCTAAAAGCTTCTAACTCAGCTCTAGCAAGCCACGAAGCAGATACAACAAGTATTCACGGAATTACAAACACAGCGCTTTTAGCTACAATGGATTACGTAGACACAGCAGTTGCAACTCTATCAAGTTCAGTAGACACTGAGTTTATCCCAATTGGAGATAGAGGAGGTATCAATGGAGTTGCTCCATTAAATGCTTCCGTAAAGATAGATAATTCATATCTAACTTCAGATGTTGTTTTAAAGAATGAGACTCAAACTCTGACAAATAAAACTATTACTTCTCCTAATATTAATGAAGCAGTAGCACTTTCAGCAACTTCTACTGAACTAAATATCCTTGACGGGGCAACTCTTTCTACAACAGAATTAAATTATGTTGATGGAGTTACTTCAGCTATCCAAACACAGCTAAATTCTAAATTAGTTTCAGGTGATCTACAATCTATTAATAATGCAATAGATCTTAAGGCACCATTTGCATCCCCAACATTTACTGGAATTCCAACAGCAGCAACAGCTTCACCTAACACAAATAATACTCAAATTGCTACTACGGCATACGCAGACGCTGCAATAGCAGCTTTGATAGATACAGCACCAGGAGCATTAAATACATTAAATGAAATTGCAGCAGCAATAAACGACGACGCAAACTTTTCTGGAACAATTGTTGGAATGGTTTCTGATGTTGATGCCGAGCTAGTCGCACACTCTGGATCATCTTCTGCACACGGAGTATCTGGATCAATTGTTGGTACTTCTAGTACACAAACATTATCTCAAAAAACAATAAGCGGAACAAGTAATACTTTTTCTAACATACCTCAGTCAGCCGTTACAAATTTAGAGTCAGGCCTTAATCTTAAGGCTAACATTGCATCCCCAACATTTACTGGAACCGTATCAGGTATTACCAAGACAATGGTTGGGCTAGGTGACGTTGATAACACAACCGATGCCACTAAGCCAATCTCAACAGCAACTCAGAGCGCCCTTGATCTTAAGGCTAACTCAGCAGACGTGTCAACAAAGGCAAATGTTGCATCTCCAACATTTACTGGAACAGTGTCTCTTCCATCAGGTACATCTATTGGAAATGTTTCATCTGTTGAAATTGCATACCTTGATGGAGCTACATCTTCTATTCAAGATCAAATTAATGCGAAGCTTGCTTCTTCTACAGCATCTTCAACTTATGCCCCTCTTGCTTCACCAACATTTACTGGTACAGTATCTGGTGTAACTAAGACACATGTGGGGCTTGGAAATGTTGATAATACAGCAGATGCAAGCAAGCCAGTTTCTTCTGCCACACAAACAGCTTTAGACGCTAAACAATCAATTGTTGCTAATGTATCAGATATTGAAATTGGATACTTGGATGGCGTAACTTCACCCATACAAACTCAATTAAATAATAAGGCAAATACTTCCGACATAGTTGAATTGGCACAAGACGCAGTTGGAGACGTAGTTGGATATGGATTAATTTATGATGATACAACTGGAAAGATTCAGCCAAATTTAGAAACAGCAGGAGGAATTAAGTTTGCACCAATTACTAATAAACTTGCTGCCGATCTAGATTACGTTGTTGATAAGACATCTGTTCAGACCCTAACTAATAAAACTTTTACCTCTCCAAAAATAAATGAAAATGTGGCAGTTACAGCAACTGCAACAGAGCTAAATATTCTAGATGGAGTCACCGCAAGTACTTCAGAGTTAAACCTTTTAGATGGAGTAGTTGCTACAACAGCAGAAATAAATACCCTTGGTGGATTAACCGCCACAAGCGCAGAACTTAATATTCTAGATGGCGCAACACTTACAGTAACAGAATTAAATTATGTAGATGGAGTAACCTCAGCAATTCAAACTCAGTTAAATAACAAGCAAGCAGTTGTTGCAAATGTCTCAGACACTGAAATTGGATATCTTGATGGTGTTACTTCTGCTATTCAAACACAGCTAAATAATAAGCAAGCAGTTGTTGCAAACGTATCAGATGTTGAAATTGGATACCTTGACGGTGTTACTTCTGCAATTCAAACACAGCTAGATGATAAGTCAACTAATTCTAAAACTGAAACTCTAACTAACAAAACCTTAACCTCTCCAGTAATTAATACACCTACTGGAATTACAAAGACAGACGTTGGACTTGCAAATGTCAACAATAGTTCAGATGCCGATAAGCCAGTATCAACTGCCACACAAACTGCACTTGACCTTAAGGCTCCAATTGCTTCACCAACATTTACTGGAACAGTTGGAGGAATTACAAAGTCTATGGTTGGCCTTGGTTCCGTAGACAATACATCCGATGCAGGCAAACCAGTTTCTACTGCCACACAAACAGCACTTGGCCTTAAGGCGCCAATCGCTTCACCAACATTTACAGGAACAGTAACTCTTCCAGGAGCTCCAACATCTGATTTACATGCAGCAACTAAACTGTATGTTGATAATGTTTCAGCTGGACTTAACTTCCACCAACCAGTACGTGTTGCTACAACAGCAAATATTACCCTAAGTGGAACACAAACAATTGACGGAATTTCAGTAATTGCTGGGGACCGTGTTCTTGTTAAGGATCAAACAACACAAACACAAAATGGTTTATATGTAGTTGCAGCAGGTGCATGGTCTCGTGCATTAGATGCTGATAATACCCCTGACGGAGAATTAAGTGGTGGGGACTTCACCCTAGTTCTTGAAGGTACTAATAATTCAGGGTATGGATATGTTTGCTCTAATACATCAGCAATTACCATTGGAACAACAAATATAACTTATACAGCGTTTAACGCAGCAAAAGCAATTGTTGCTGGAAATGGTTTAACAGAAGCAACACCAGGAACTATTTCAATTGATACCTCAGTTACTCAGGCCCGTGTGTCAGGTGTAACAGACACTGAAATTGGATATTTAGATGGCGTTACTTCAAGTCTTCAAACACAATTAAATACAAAAGAAGCTAGACTATACACATTTGTAACAGATGCTACAACGTCTAGAACAATAACTTCTTCAACAGACGACGGCAATACTCTAAAGTTTACATCATCTTCTGCAATATCTGTAACAGTTCCTTTGGATGCATCAGATGCTGGATGGGCAGTTGGAGAGTATGTAGAATTGCTTCAATATGGCACAGGTCAAATAACAGTAGCTGGTGCAGTTGGAGTAACAGTAAATGCAACAGAGTCACAAAAGAAAACTAGAGTCCAGTACAGCTCCCTTGTTTTGATAAAAGTTGGAGCAAATGAGTGGCTCTTGACAGGAGATACAGCAGCCTAATGAGATCATCAAGATTTAAGAAATCGTCAGCAATATCAAGGCTTAAAGCCCTAATATCAGTAGTAGAAACATTTGTTAGATCAAATGCAGCATCTTTAGGTATAACAAATTCTGGTGGAACCTGGAATGATATCCGTGGCGCATGGGCTATTGCATCAAATGCAGCAACTACATCAACTGCTGGCTCACTTTATCCTATCTCTGTTTTAACTTTTACAAATGAAGATGTTACCATATCCGTAGGAGGAGTTGGTCCAGGAATGGGAACAGCTTTTTGGGTAACAGATTCTAATAACTGGTGGGGCGCATACATAGATGGCGTTCAGTCATGTGAAACATGTACAACTCCAGGAAACCCAGCAACGTATACATATAATTACGCGTCTGGTGGTAACTGTGCTACCTATTCAACAGTCCCAGGTAACTGTACTACTTATTCAACAGTCCCAGGTAACTGTGCTACTTATTCAACAGTCCCAGGTAACTGCGCTACTTATTCATATGTAGCGCCCAGCTGTGCTACCTATTCAACAGTCCCAGGTAACTGTTCGACATGGTCAACAATAAACGTAAACTGCTCTACCTATTCAACAGTCCCAGGTAACTGTTCGACATGGTCAGTATCCCCAGGTAACTGTTCGACATGGTCAACAATAAACTCAAACTGTGCTACATGGTCATATGTAGCGCCCAGCTGTGCTTCTTATTCACAGTATTGTGTTACCCCATGTAACGCAACCAATACATCATGTTCATATCCATGCAATGCAACCACTGCATCATGTTCATATCCATGTAATGCTAGTAATGCCCAGTCCTGTGCTACTTATAACTCTACAACCTGCTCAACATGGGTTAGAAACGCAGCTGCATATAACGTACAGGCTGGATACGCCTGTGGTTACACTGGAAATGCTGCCCCAGCTGCTTCATGTGGTTTAACGTCTGCCCAGGCCACAGCTTGTGGTGGATGTAAGAATTTAGGATACTACAATGTGCCAGCTGTATATGCATGTAGTGCATATAGCGGTGGAAACTGCAATGCCTATAATGCGCCGAACTGCACCACATATTCTACCTCATGTTCTTATCCATGCTCAACATGGTCAACTTCATGTTCGTATCCATGCTCTACATGGTCAACCTCATGTAACTCAGCATGTGCTTCTAACAACGCAGCTTCATATCCATGTGCTTCTAACAACGCAGCTTCGACTCCATGTAATGCTACAAACGCAACTAATTTTCCATGCAATGCTGTCTATTCCGCATCATATCCATGTAATGCCTATAATAAAGCATATCCATGTAATGCTACAAACTCTACAACATATCCATGTAATGTTTCAAACAGCGCAGCATATCCATGTAATGCTGTAAACGGAGCGACCTATCCATGTAATGCTACAAACGCAGCTGCATATCCATGTAATGCTAGCAACTCCACAGCATATCCATGTAATGCTACAAACCCTATAACATATTCAACTGTAATTACATCTTATAATGCTGCTACATACTATACATGTAATTGCGTAACAAATAATAATATTAAAATTATAAAAATGATTGCTGGAACACTTACAACTGTTGCAACTTTTACTTTTGCATCAGCGATAGCTTCATTCAAAGCAATATTAAGTGGTAGCACTATAACAATCCAAGCATTTACTGGAACAAGCTATACTAGTCAAATTGGTTCTAATCAATCTACTACATTATCAGGCTATACAAAGACCAAGAAACATGGTATACTAAAAGGAGTTGTCACTTACTCACCATCTGAGACAAGTGTTATAGACGAATTTAGAGTAAGCTAATGTTTAAAAAAAGAGACAGCAGAGATGCAAAGTTTCTCGATGTCAAAAAACAATTAAAGGATAGAAGAAAAGAACAATTTCTTTTAAAGCATTATTTTAAAAGAAAATGGGGTTTAAAAAAAGTTAAAAAAGGTAAAGCCCCCGACATATCTTCTATAACTCAAAATATTGCATTTATTATCGATGGGCAGGTTGTAGATATTATACATTGCCAAGATAAAATGGCAGCAATTCTTTTAAGTAATCCAGAGATTGTTCTTATACCAGAAGGCAAGTTTGCAAAACCAGGATGGGCTTATCAGGATGGTAAGTTTATAGATACAAATGCTAATAAATCATTGCATTAGATAGGGAATATAGTGAAAGTAATTGAATTTATTTTAGACCCCTCTTTTAAAAATTCTGGGGTTGATGTTCCACCCCCAGTTCCCGCTATATCTATGATACCTCAGTGGTATAAAGATGCAGAAGTTTTCGTAAATAAAAAAACAATGAAATTAGATATTCCAGACCCCTCTTTGAGGGCGCCAGGAATTAAAAGCTGTATGCCAGTATTTGATTCATTAACTTCAGGATATTTTTTAACTACATGGTGGAGTATAGAAATTTATCAAAATAGAAATAATAATCTAAAGTGGAAGTATGTTGAAAAAAATGAAAATGGGGAATGGATTGATTCTCATATAAACCCACTTATGGTATCAGAAAGAGAAGGAGATATGGCACATACTATGCCACGTCCAGAAGGCTTTGCACATAATCATATGGTTTGGCAAGGCAAGTGGGGAATGAAACTTCCAAAAGGCTGGAGCTTAATGGTTATTCACCCATCTCATAGATTTGATCTTCCTTTTTATTCAATAGGTGGGATTGTTGATTCTGATAGATTTACCGCTAATGGAAATCTTCCGTGGTTTATTAAAAAAGATTGGGTTGGAATAATTGAAAAGGGAACCCCTTTTGCACAACTAATACCAATTAAAAGACAGTCTTGGATTTCTAAGGTTATTTCCGAAAGGCAGGATAAAATGGGAAGATATTTAGCAGAACAAGTAAGGACTGTTGTTTCTGGATATTACCGTTCTAATATCTGGGTTAAGAAAAAATATGAGGTTGAATATGATTTCAAAAAAGAATAAAAGATGGCAAGGAAGGGCTGCTTCAGATGAAGGATTTGACGGCAAAATTTCATTTATTCCTATTTCTTCAGATATATACTTAAAACCAAAAAGAGCAAATGACGTTATTCCAGATTGGTATAAGAAATTGCCAGCAACTGATTTTTTGCATAGGGGAGCTAAAGAAAAAGACCTTACAATAAAAAGATGTATACCAGTGCTTGATGCATTAACTACAGGGTATGTCTTAGTTACAGAGCATGATTTTTATTTTACTCATGATGAAGAAACTGGAGAGTCTAGTTGGTCTGGAGAAAAATTGCAGTTAGATTCTCATTCAGATGGAAAAGTTATTAGTACCCACCCAATGACTCAACTAGGAGACATGCCCTTCTCACCAGAGTATGTAAAGTTTGCTTTTAAATGGAATAACCCATACATAGTAAAAACACCACCTGGGTATAGTTGTATTTTTACAAATATAATAAACCAACCTCATCTACCATTTTTTCCATTAACTGGAATTGTAGATACTGATACTTATTTTCAACCAGTCTTATTCCCATTCTTAATGAAGAATAATTTTAAAGGATTGATACCAAAAGGCACACCCATAATTCAAATTATTCCTTTTAAGCGTGATAATTGGGAAATGGAAATAGTAGATCAGGTTCCATTAGATTTAATTAAGTCTTTAAATGATGAATCTAGAGTTTATGAGTCTGGCAGATATCAATCAGACGGTAAGGTTGCTGGAGGAATGTATAAAAGGGATTATAGAAAGAAAAAAAGATATTTATGAAATCTTATATAAATGATCCAGGAAATGAAGTTCCACCTTTTACTATAGGATACTATCGTTATCAAAAAGAAGTGGACTGTAATGAGGTTGATCATCCTCACGACAACATTAAAAATTATAAAATAGACGATGTAGTAGAGTCTTTAATTGGACAGCCAAACAGAGATTGGTTTACTTGGCCATTCTCTTTTTGTCTACCATTAAATATTGCAAACCAGTACGGTTTTGTAATAAAGGCAGCTCACGATATGTCGTTGTATTGGACTGGAGATGAGTCAAAGGTAGCTCTTCAAGCAACTGGATATATGGATGGCGAATACGAGGTTCAGACCTATAATACTAATTTTGGATCAGGAGTATTATCAATAGAGAATAAATTCTTATTGAGAACCCCACCAAATATTAATTTAATGATTATGCCAGTACCTAATCATTATATAGAAGGCCTATATCCATTAACTGGCATAGTAGAGACAGATAATCTTAGAAGATCATTTACCTTTAATTTAAAAATGACAACTCCAAATAAAAAAGTATATATAAAAAAGGGAGACTGGCTAGCATCAATAATTCCAATTCCACGTTTTTATGTTGAAAAATTTGAATTAAAGAATTTAGAAGATATATATTCAGAAGAAATCATTAAAAATGAAAGAGAAGATATGGAAAAACTATTATGGGAAAGATTTCATGACAAAGATCTTGGCGGAGATATGGGTAAGGCAAATGACTCTGGAAGAAGATACTTTAAAGGGTTATTCCCAGATGGCACATCATATAAAAACCACCAAAAAAGAATACTTGATGGTATAATAGAGGAATGAGCGAAAATTCAATGAATACACCAGAGACACCAAACAGGACAGCTAGACCATGGGACCTATTTAATAAAAATATTGGAAGAGTCCAAGAGCAGATTCATGAGCAAAGAATGGCTATTTGTTTGCAGTGTCCAGAGCTGATTAAACTTACTAAGCAGTGTAAAAAATGTGGATGTCTTATGGAAGCTAAAACAAAATTACCTAATGCAGAATGTCCATTGGGAAAATGGAAAAGAACAGACATTCCATATACGGAGGAAATTTAATGAATACAGTAATACCAAACACAAGAAAAGTTGCTTTTGTAATCGATGGCCAGGTTGTAGAGATTATTACCACGGAGGATAGACTTGCTTCAATTCTTTTGAGTAACCCAATAACAATAGATGTTACTGGCCAAACGGTTGATGAGGGTGGCCAAGTAGAAATGGGCGTAACCTATAATTATTCAACAAAAAAGTTATTTAAGATAGTCCAGGTTGAGATTCCATCAGGTACTCAATCAGAAATTTTTCAGCCAGTAACAGATGTATTTATTGAACCACAAGGGTTTAATGAATTCCCTGTGGTAAATAATTTACCGATGCCTATTGTAAATAACCCATCTCCATGTGGCTGCAATAAACAAAACGGCTAATTAGTAGGCTTTAATTTAGTATAATTTTTTGGTCTATATGTACTAAAGATCTTAGGGGTTTTTAGTATATCAAACCCTATGTATCTGTTATATCTTTTTACTTTCTTTTTGTTCTTTCTAACATAGTCCATTAAGTTAGATGCAATTTCATTATGAAGGTCTGAGGCCATAGCATAGTCTGTATAAAATTCTCTAGTACCACGATCATCTCTTTTATCTTCGCTATAAAAATGATTTACTGGTAAATACGGCCCAGTAAAAGCTAAGGAAAATCCTTCGTTTATTAAATTAATAGACTGAAGGATTTCTTCTTCCCAGAACTTACTTTTCTCATCAAGCCCAGTATAGTTTGCAAAAATAGAATTGCCGAACATAAATGCTGCGCTAATTTTTATTAATGGTATAAAATTATTTTCAGAATACATTTTTTCTAAAACCTGATTGCTGTTTATTGGATTCCACTTAGGAATTAAATTTTTGTATGATTTAAATCTATTAATCTTTACTCCAGCAAAGTTAATTGGTGTCAGGCAGTAGATATCCTTTAAGTATACTGGGTAGCCACCTCTTGAATCAACCCAAAACACGTCATTGCCTTCATCATCAACATATCCGTATCTACCAGGAAATCCGCTAAGCACTGTTTTCTGATTACCTGTTTCCTCACAAGCAAGGCCAAGCCTTTCTATTAAAAATTTGTCCCAATCCTGTAAAAAAAATGTGTGTGCGTCTACCTGTAGGAAGTAGTCTTGATTCTCATATAAGTTTGTTGCCAGCCTTCTACCTCTACCAACTCCCAAATTGGTTTTTAATTCATGAAAGCTATGCTTTATATTAGTATAGTCAGATGTTTCTTCAATGATTTTTTCATAAAATTCTTTGTTGCCGATGAATGCTATTCCTATATGAATACTATCTGAATCGGAGGCATTATCTTTAGCAGACTTAATTGTCTTTATAAGTTCAGTATCAACTCCTAGGCAACATAAAGAAACAAAAATGCTCATTACTTATACCTCTTTTTCGACCAGTGCTTTTTGATATAATGATTAAGTATTGTGCCATTAAAGTTTCTTTCCTGTATTTCATCAAACTCAAGGTCTTTATAGAAGGAGCATTCGGCCTTCCAGTCATCTCTTTTAAATGGAGTTATTTGAACCATAGGTGTTCCTTTTTCAACTATGCCTTCAAAATCTTTTTTCAGCCACATTGGAAAAGACAAATCGATAGTTGACTTATCTGTATCTATAACTGCAGGGATTGCTTTAAATGGTCCATTTCTAAAACCAAAAGGTTCAGTTATTAGGCAGCTATAACCAGGCGGAGTTATTGGTATCCATGTGTTTAGATATTTAAATACACTATTTGAATATCCGATAGGAGGTTCTACCATTTTAGAGCTTTCTCCATGAGGATCAAATATCATATATGTATCCATCACATCTTTTGTTGATCGCCAATCAATTCTTGTCTGATCTCCATTTTTACTTATTATTATGTCTGCAAATAAATCAATGAGATATCCAGATGTCATAGCATCTAGCATAGGCATGCATTTTCTATAGGTTGCATTTGAGATACCATTTTCAACAATTAATTTTTTACCATCAGGGTTTCTAGAACTAAATTCATACGGTGGATATTTCTTGTACCAGTCTGGTAGCTTTTCAGATGCTGGGTAAGGCCTTAATTGTGTCTTAAATCCAAATTCGCTTCTCGCTATAAACTTTATCTTTTCGCTCATTTATTTTTACGCTCAAAATTTTTTATTGCTTCATGATCTTTATCTGAAACATCTATTAGTATAGATCCACCAACATTTCCAATACCTTTAAAAAAATCTTTATTTATTTGAATAAAAGGCAATTGCGCTGGAGTGGCATCTTTATGAAAAACGATTGCTTCATTGGGGCAAACGGGTTCACATGCCCCGCAATCTATACACTCTTCTGGATTTATATATAACATTCTTCCGCCTTCATATATACAATCTACGGGGCATTCGGCCATACAAGATTTATCTTTTTCGTCTACACAAGACTCTGTTATTATATAAGGCATTGCTATCCAATCGACAACTCTAGTATATCAAACCTAACGCTATCTAGCAACTTAATCATTTAAATGGTACAATTTAAACAAATGTCATATCAATTAAGAGTAATAAGAGATAATCCAATTGCCTTTTGGCCTTTGGATGAATCTTCTGGTTCAGTTGCATATGATGTTTCTGGCTGTGGCAATAACTCAGCCTATGTTGGCGGCATATCGTCTAACATTTTGCCAATAGTTTTAGGTGGAGTAGCTGGAACTTTAGTAACAAATACAAAATCTATACAATTAAACATCAATAAAAATTTTTATGGAATTCAATCTGTTACACCCTTTGGAGTTAGAAAAACTGAAGACAATGCTTTTTCAATTGAGCTATGGTTTAAGCAAAACATAACAACGCAAAATAAGACTACAATCCTAGCGGATAGACTAAAAAATATAGGACTGTTCTATGAAACTGGCAAAATTGTTTTTTTGCTAGAAGGCCAAAGAATTGATCACTTGTTAAATGACCCAGACGAAGCAATACATATTGTTGCATCTTATTCTTTAAATTCTATGAAATTGTATATAAATGGACAAGCTGTATCTGCAATTGAAATAAATGATTTCCCATATACAAACACATCTTTAGACTTTACCGTTGGCCCAACACAATCTGCAGCCGACTCTTTTATAATTGACGCACCAGCAATATACAGGTACGCTTTGACGGAAGACCTAGCACTATCTCATTACTATTATGGCAAGGATTACATAAATCCAGTACAGGTTGCAAAACCAGACTCTGGGGCAATATTTACAATAAGCCAAAATTCAATAAGACCTTCGTACACTTATTCTTATTCTAATCTATCTTTAGATAAAGAATCTTACGAAGAGTATCTATTTTATGATTCAGCAAAACAATTTCTTGGATTTTCAACATATGTGGGAAACAATTCTTATGAAATTATAAAAGAAATATTTCTCCCAAGCTCAATTAGCACTGTTTCTTCAAAGATAGAGTGGAGGGGGAAAACTGGAATTACAGTAGAGTCAAAAATGGACGGCGGCACCTGGACACCATGTGTTAATGGAGAAGCATTACCTCAATTTAAAAAAGGCTCTAATACTACATCAAGAATTTTACTTATAAAAATAACAATGACGGCTAACGAGACACTAAAAATATTACCAAGACTTTCGTATTTTAATATTGATTTTTTTAGTAATAAAGATGTAGTCTGTGAAAATTCTGGCGATCTTCTTTACTCAGATTCAGAGTATGATTTATTTACAGTAGACTACCCAGTATTATTAAGGGTAAAAAATAGCGGGATGCATGTAAAGCCAGATAGCAGCTTTAGGACTACTCAATTTATTAGTGATATATATGGCATTGAATTTTTCTACACCCCTTCTACAATATCATCAAATGGAGGATTGTTCTATACAGCTGGAACTAAATTTGAATGGAAATTAAACACTATTTCAAAGTCCAATATTTCAAAAATATATGTAAACGGAGTAGACAAAACTTCTGCAACCTTGGCTGACTCAATATTTTTAAATAACAATTTGCACCACGTATTTATTATATTTAGCTCTCCTGTCTCAAATGCTGAGATTATATTTAATTCAATATCAGATGCTACTGCGGCTCCATGGACAGAGTCAACATATAAAAATATGGCGTTCTATAAAAAATTGGTAACCCCAGCAATAGCCCTTAATCATTACGAGCTATATATCGGAAGATCAACATCCGTAGCTTCTGGAAATACAACAACGTTGTCACAGCCAGAGATTTATACCTATTCTAATGACTGGATTGTGCTCCAAAGTATCTAATTGTGTCAAGATGGTGTACAGATTGTAGACTTTAATGCTAAGTAATGGTACAATTAAGGTCTATGAATATCTTAAACCAGAAATCACAGATTTTAGAAGAAACCACACTTGGCATATACGTATGGGAAATGCCTGACGGCAGATGGATTGGAGACGACGATGGCAACTTTCTCTCAGTCACATCCAAAAAAGGAAACAGATCTAAAATGGACTCTTTAGCTAGAGAGGTTCGTTCGTACGGTATTCATGAGGGCCAACCTAAATTTCTTTCTGGTAGAAGAAAAATTGACGACGAAGAATTTGAATATCAAAACGAAAGACTAAAGTGGGGGCTTACCCCAGACCCTATGGACATTGGTGTTTATAAAGATGAGATGCTTAGAAACGGTAAAGTAAAATGAAAAGACTAGAATCTATTGAAGATGAAATTGATAGCGTATCTACAATTGATATATCCAATACATCTGACTGGTTTCATTTTCAAAAATTAGACGGGCCTCAAGACGATCCATTTAAGATTGGTCTTGATGAAATTAAAAAGCTAAGAGGCCTTGGATCAAATTTTAAGCGTAAGATTAATCGTGATTTTTCAAAGGCATTTGTTGGAACAACTGGCGTAGGCACACAGCAAAATTTATTGCAGCAAGCAATTAGTGGGTACGCATTATTTGATCTAGTTGAGCCTACATACAACCTAGAGTATCTTTCAAAAGTTTATGAAGTATCAACATATAACTACGCAGCAATTAACGCTAAAGTTTCAAATATTGTAGGGCTCGGATACATGTTCACAGAAACATCTAAAGCTAAAGATGCGATGGATGCAATAAATGATGACAGGCAATTAGACAGAGCACGTTCAAAAGTTGATAGAATTAAAACACAGCTAGACCGATGGCTTGACGACTGTAACGAAGAAGAGTCATTTACAGAAACCCTTATAAAGGCCTATACGGACCTTGAGGCAACAGGAAATGGGTACATAGAGGTAGGACGTACAACCGCTGGAGATATAGGCTACATAGGCCATATACCAGCCAAGACAATGCGTGTACGCAGATTCCGTGATGGATTTATACAGCTTCTTTATGGCAAGGCAGTTTTCTTTAGAAACTTTGGAGATCTTGAAACGCCTAGCCCAATTGCGGGTCAAGAAGATAGACCAAATGAAATTATACATCTAAAGAAATATACTCCAATGAATAACTACTACGGAGTCCCAGACATCATTGCAGCCCAGCAAGCGCTGGCTGGAAATGAATTTGCAGGAAGATATAACTTAGACTACTTTGAAAATAAGGCGGTCCCAAGATATATTATCACAGTAAAAGGAGCAAAGCTTTCACCAGAGTCAGAAAGAAAATTGCTTGAGTTTTTCCAAGTTGGGCTCAAGGGTAAAAATCACAGATCCCTATATATCCCATTGCCAGCAGATACCCCAGACTCAAAAACTGAATTTAAAATGGAGCCAATTGAAGCAGGCGAACAAGAGTCTTCATTTAACATCTATCGTAAATCTAATAGAGATGAAATCCTATTGGCTCATCGTGTTCCAATTAGCAAGATAGGTATTCCAGAAGGAATCAACCTTGCTGCCGCTAGAGATGCTGATAAAACATTTAAGGAGCAAGTCTGCCGCCCTTCACAGGATAGACTTGAAAAGAAATTAAATTATTTAATTGCAGAAAAAACAGATGTAGTTCAATTAAAATTTAATGAGCTTAGCCTTACCGATGAAGAAACGCAAAGCCGAATTGACGAGATATATTTAAGGATGCAGGTTATTACCCCTAACGAAGTTCGTATTAGAAAGAATATGACGACTGTAGATGGCGGAGACGAAATGGTAGATTTAAAGCCACAACAGGCTGCTGATCAAAATGCCAAGTCTACTGGTAATAGAAGAAGAGACCAGCAAAGATCTGCAAATGCACCAGATAAAAGCGGAGAGGCCAGAAACCCTAAAGGCGATGGTCCAAAAGTCAAATAAGTTTAATCGACTGTTATTTGCGTTAGAGTAGATAAACCTATAAAATTAAGCATATGAACATTGAAAAAGGCCTATGGTCCAGTAATGGCGACAACTTGCACTTGTCGGTTCCATTTACTAAAGTCAACCGTGAAAACAGAACAGTCTCTGGATTTGCAACATTAGATAATGTTGATCAAACAGGAGATGTTGTTACTGCTGAAGCAAGCATGAAAGCCTTTGAAAGCTTTAGAGGCAACCTTCGTGAGATGCATCAACCAATGGCTGTTGGCAAAGTTGTTTCATTTAAACCAGAAACATACTACGATCAGACAACAAAAGAATTTTACAATGGAGTTTATGTAACTTCATATATATCAAAGGGTGCACAAGATACTTGGGAAAAAGTTCTTGATGGCACTCTTTCTGGTTTTTCAATCGGCGGAAAAATAACAGAGTCTGACAATGAAGTTAACAAAGCAGACGGAACCCAGGTTAGATTTATTAAAGCCTACGATCTTGTAGAGTTATCAATAGTAGACTCACCAGCAAATCAGCTATGCAATATTCTTTCAATTGAAAAAATGGATGGCCAGCTTATATTTAAAGGTATGGCAGCAGAAGTTGTTACAGAAAATATTTTTTATTGTGAAGAAAGCGATTCTGTATTTATGTCAACAGAAAAAACTTTTGATTCACCAATTACAGGAAAGCCAGCCAAGATTATTGGCTGGGTAGAAAGTTCAGATATGAACAAATCTAAAGAAATAGATAAAATTCTTGCTTCATTTAAGAAGACAAGATTAGCGTTGCCTGAAACACAAACAATTGCAAAACAGGCAAACGTAGAAGGAGGTAATGAGATGTCAGACGTACAAAATGATGTAGT